TCAAAGCCAAGGTCCACCAAAACATCTACGGTGTCTCCATCTACGATTTTGACCACGGTAGCGGCGTACTCAAACATAACTGCCCGCTTTAATCATGTCCGTAAGCTCTAAAGCTCGCCCACCAACCTGCTTTGCCCACCTGGAATCCATAAACTCAACAGCCGCCTTGTCATAATCCTGCTCATCCATGGCCGCTATGGCGTTCTTGAACCCTCTGAAACGAGTTGCCCCAAGGTTAAAGAAAATGTCCAAAATAGCGTCTCTACGAGCCCCTTCCAGGGTCCTGAACCAGACATATTCCGCATTAAGCTCTGCTTCACAACGATCTAAGTCGTTCTGTAGCAGGAAATTGACCTCTTCATCAGACAAACCAATGCCGTTTTCAGGGTCAATATTTCGCCCTATTCCAAGTGTCCAGTAACCGGCAGGACATTTATATGCCACGTGGCGACCATTAGTCTTAACCTCGCCTTCGTGGCGTTTAAGCATTTCAATCAGCTTTTCCATTATTTTTTATTGCTTGAACCGCCGTAGAAAAACGCCGCTGCGGTGCCCAAAATGCCCGACAACTGGCCTAAAACTAAAGATATGATGGTTTCGTCATTCTGATCGTGCGGCATGATAGTTACCGCCATGACGTAGGTGCCGTATAACACTAAAGCCAACAGGCTAAAGGCTTTAGGCGTCCAATCCTGCGAAAACTTGGCTCTAGCGTCTTTCCTGTCTGCGACTTCCGTCTTAAAAGACTCCAGGTCAATTTCCATCGCCCGAATGCTTTGAGCAAAATCTTTGTCTGCTTGTTTTAAAAGAGGTGCCTTTTCTGGCTCGCGCTCAATAAGGTCTTCGATTTCGTTGGCTGTCGCCGTATCAGGAAGACCTATCTTCTTGGCCGCCATCTTGACGGCCATACCGGCCATTGGACCGCCAGCGGCCTGAGCAATGGTGGGAGCTAATGATTTGAGTAAACCGCCTAGCTTCATTTAAACAACAAGACCAGTTGTATCAATAACCTTAGATCAGCTATCGCTTTTGTCGACGCTATCAGCGTCTTCCTCCGCGACAATCTCATCTATAGTATCGCATACATCTGGGACAACTACACCTGTTGTTGCAGATAAAGCACTTCGACCTACCGCTCTGACCCCTTTGTAAAACTGAGAGCAATAAAGTTCTTTGTTATCAATAACTTGCTGTACTGACGTGCAACTGCTCAAAAATACAAAAACGCACAAAACGGCATATCTCATCAAAACACTCCTTGAAAACGTTGTGGACGAATGGCAATCGGGCTGTAACCTTTCACGGCACCCCCGTTGCTCATCTTTTTTGGTTTGTTTTTTCCAGCACTGTTCAAAGCGATAGCCACCGCCTGTTTTTGCGGGTAGCCCTCGTCTTTGAGCTTGCCTATGTTAGAGCTAATGGTCTTCTGACTAGACCCACGCATTAAAGGCATGTGACCTCCTATGCGTTAGTAAACTCAGCACCACGCAGCGCAGCACCCATACCACGGCGCTTGCCCTTGGTAATCTTGGCTTTGGCGGTATTAGGGGTCTTTTCTTCCTTCATAGTAGCGTAAGGAATGCGGCCCTGGTCTTTGATATCCGCGTATGTGGTAGGTTTTGGTGGCTCTTGGATAGGTCCACCCATGATCTTAACAGCAGCCATTTCTAGCCCCCTTGGTTGTTTCTCTGGTTCAAGCGCATAATTTCGCGCTCCGTGGATGCTTGTATCTTCTTGTCCGTGGCCTCTTCCTGGCTCGCCAGACGCTGATCAAACTGTCTTGCTCTTTCTTGAAGCGTGGCCTGCTGGAGGTCAAGCTTACGCTGACCTTCTGCGATATCGGCTTGTGTAGCCTGCGCCTTGATATTTAGCTCTTCCTGCTTCAACGCGACTAATGGATCACCTCCTTCTCCGCCACCCATGATCTGCTGGCTCTGTTGACGCACCGCCTGCATATCTTGAGCGACCAACTGTGCAACAAGCTGTTCTACCTGCAACATCTGATCCTCAGTAAGCTGCTGACCGCCGCTCTGCTGTAGAATCTGAGCCGTAGCCTGCTCTCTGGCCTTCAGGCGTACATGCTCCAAAACATGCTTTTGAAGCGCCATAGCCATAGCAGGAGAACCCTGCACCACGCCAGACGCCATGAACGTCAAGTGCGCCAGCATGTGAGCATCGTGATCTTGCCCCTCAAACGCACGCATCTGCACGTTATCCAGGCTATCAATATGCTCCTGAGCGGGGTCTTTAGGCTGCGGCTCCTGGGCCTCTGGGGCCTTCAAGATGGTGTCTACGTCAGTTACGCCCAGAGCGTCGTACATTCTACGAAACGCCTCGTGCGTGTTGTGGAGCTGTGGAGCCTGCATAGCAAGCTGTAACTGAGACTGCGCCAAAGCAATCCGCTGCGCTTGGGAGAATATATTCGGATTGGAGACAGGAATGACGTCCACACGGTCATCAAAGTCCTGCGCCATCACACCCTGCTCACCACCGCTAACAGAATACGGGTATTCCTGCGGCAAGAAGTCGTGAATCACACGAGCCAGTAACTTGAACTCGTTCTTCATCGCATAGTGCAGGCGTTTATGCACCGCGCTCATCACACGAGTGCCCTGCTCCAGCATAGCGACAGTTGTGCCGACGGCCGCGTTCTGGTTGCCGTCACCCACCTTCATGTCTGTGATCGTGGCGAACCGACGCCCAGCGTCCACTACAAAACCCAACAGGTTAAATAGCGTGGGATCAGGGCCCTTGAACGGCAAAGGCATCAAGCTGTCCCGAATAGCGCCTCCCGGAGCGTCGACATCTCTAAATTCACCAGGCTGCAAAGGTTCGCTGTCTTCCTGTATACGCAGCCCACGAGCTTTAAAACCCGCTGGGAGGTTGGACAAGGTGCCCGCATCAATCAACTGACGCAATGCAGCCGTTGCCGTGCGAGAGAGCCCGCCAATCGTGTGAATTAGGCCCAGACCATAAAAGCCCAAGCCCGGAAGGAACTTGTAATGCACGAAATACTGAATCTTCGTGTTTGCGGGGTCATCCTCCGCATAATTACGTCTAACAGACAAAATCTGCCCATTTTCCTCACTAATAGTGACGATATACGGCAGTTTTATGCCCGTTTCCTCTCCAGATTCGTCCTTATCCTCAAACCCAGGTAAGTCCAAATCCACGTGGAATTCCAACAAAGTGCAGTCATAATCAACATAAGACGGGTGTACACCCTGTATCTTGTTGATCTGCTCAGTGACGTTGTCCAATGATTCTTGGGCCGGGGACACCGGGACGTCCAAATAGAACCCCGCAACCTGCTTCTTACGCAAATCGTTCGCGGTCATCGGAACCACGTGCGTAATAACCGGAGCAGTCTCTAAACTGTTCGTCTCATACGGAACTACCAAGTTCTCCGCCGGTACAAACGTACTTACCGCACGGCCCAGGGACTCATCGTAATAAACCTTCTTGAACGTCGAACCCGCCAGAGGCAAATAAAACAGCATCTGATCAAATTCTGGCGTGTACTCCTCCATCACGTTAGTGATGTAGTAGTTCATGAACTCCTTAACACGACGTGCCTGAGCTTCTTTCTCCTTGGTCGGGGCCCCTACAACCTGTGTCCTAACAGGACCACTCGGGGGCAACAACTCATTGAATGCTTGCGCCTGGAACTGCGTTGCAGCCTCGGCAAGCAAAGGATGCGTAACACCCGTCGCACCACGAAAAGGCTCTGACCGCTCTTCGTAGGTAAAACCCAGCATCTCCAAACCCTTGGAGTACGTGTCCTGCCAGTCCTTACGCGAGTCATTGTTTGCGTCATACTGCTCCATCAGGTCGCTGGACAAAGAGCCTAAATCGCCCATGTCCATGTCTTCTGCTAGGTTTCTATAAAAATCACCGTCATCTGAGCCGAGGTCCGCGGTCGGATCAAAGTCAACAATCGCCCCACCTTCCTCATCAATTTCTATCTCAATACCATCCGTATCCAAGCCAGACAGCCCATTAGGCGCGGCCAAATCCGCATCGTCCTCAATACGTGGCAACTCAGGATCGTCATTCATACGATCCATCAAAGAAACTACCGGGCGATCACCATTTGCCATAATTAACTTCGCCCCATGACCATGTTGATATTATTAAGAAGCGCCTTACTCATGTCGTCATTCACGGCCCCCATGATACCCGCCCTGTTCATCAGGTTACGGTCCACGGCCGACGGGCCGCTGGTAGCTTCGCCACCCATGTTAAAACCGACACTGGTTAAATTAATGCCCAACTCCTGGGCCTTTTGGCGAGCATCAGCCTCCGACATGCCAAAAGAGGCTGCGGCGTCAGAAAGACTAAGGCCCTGCCTGCCCGCAAAATCCAGCATACGCATTGCCGCTTCTTGCTCTGTGTACGGCCCTTCGCCCACGGCGGCCTCGGCGGTATTCAAACGTCTGATCTCTTCCTGTTGTTCTGCAAGCGTGGGAAACGCGCGTGTGGGCAGGGGTTGGGCTTGTTCAGTAATGTACTGTGTGCCATACGGACCCGTCCCGTAACCGTACATTCCTACCTCTGCCAACACATCCCCAGCCGTGGCACTCTGTACGCCAAGCCCTATGTTTTCTCCAATAACAGGCGTAACCGCAGCCGAAATCTCTTCCGCCGTCATACCACCAACAGAAGATGCGTAATCACCAATCCGCTGCGCGGCAATGTCCTTAGTTTGGGACGTTCGGTAGATGTCTTGAATAATCTCTTCTCGCGTAGGCTGCCGTGGCGTCGTAGGTGTGGCGTCAACAACCGTTGTGTCGTCAACAATTACAACATTACCCGTGTCGTCGGTGACAAACGGATCACCTGTTCCCGGCGTGGCTCCAGTAGTTCCAATCACCTGGTCCGAGGTCAACGTGCCGCCAGGCGTCACAAACTGATTGCCCGTCGTGGTCAGAATAGTTCCTGTCGCGCTACCCGGAGGAAGACCCGCCGCAGCCGCTTGCTCGGCAGACAAACCTACCGTCGTGCCACCCAGGCCACTGCCCATTATATTAGCCCCAGTAGAGGGAAATACTGCTGTGATGTCCATCTCACCAGAAGGCTGCAAGTCCGCACGCCCCATAGTGACCCCGGTCGTGGGCTCGCCACTGGGCAAAACGCCCTTAGTAACCACCGGAACCGGGCGATTAAGAATCCTGTCGTAAAAGGTAAGAGCCGCGGGCCCCGCGACGTTATAAGCGGGAGTTTGAGTCAAATTCTGTATGTTGTACGGTAAACGAGCCTCTAGCTCCTCTGCCGTAAATGCTGCTGCACCTGGAACAACCGTGTCCGCCATAGTAGGCATAGGGGGCACAGTCGACTTACCTTCCTCATCGGTGTAGTAGTTAAAGTCCTCCGCAGAGCGAATCGGAGTCAGACTCACTATGCCGGAGCCGCCCGTAGTAGTGGTTGTCCCTGTGCCAGCCCCACCAATGGACAGTTGGCCGCGGACCTGGCTAAACGCCTGAAGATAGTTGGGATCGGTTAACGAAATCCCGTTATCCTGCGCCCATTGATCCGCTCGGGCTTGCGCCGAGTTTATATCAGACTGGTTTTCGTATTCAGCCAGCTCTAATCGTAGAGCCTGGATTATCTCGTCTCTGGTCATCGACCGTTACCCTCACCCATAATACGCAGCCCGCATTCTAACAGGCTCTTCGGAACCCCAATCGTCGGTAGGCAACTGTACAAAGTTACCCTGACGATAACGCATTAACGCTTGAGTGGTACTGTCTACCAAATCGTCATGCTCCCCGTTAGGGAACGCAGCACACTCTTCTATCAGCTCATGAGCCCATTGCTCATCCGGCACCCATATCATGCCCGCTTCCAAAAGAGGCGCAATCGAGTGGACTCTCGTGACCTTATCATTGCCACGTGACGGCGTAAAGTTTACCACAGGGATTCCCATATTCCGAAGCTCATGCGTCAGCGGCATACCAGAGGCTTTCGCCTCAATTATCACCGTCTCAGGGTCCCAATACTTGTACTGGTCAAACGCAATCGCCTTCAGCTCAGGAAAATCCCACCGCCCCTTCTGCGAATCCAACAAAATCAAATTGGGCTGTGTGCCCTCGTCCGGGTGAAACACTCCCCAGGTCGTAATCGCACTGTAGTCAGCCGTCTCACGCTTAGAAAACGCCGTATCGTAGCTCTGAATAACGTATTCAAGCTTAGGTATATTTGGTTTTTCCCAAAAATTCCACCATTCGCGCTTCAATATCGCGTTCGTATCGCCCGTAGGCTGCTGCTGGTACTGCGCGTTCCATTTACTAGGCGGAATCGACGCCTTAACAGCCTGTAAATCGTCCAAAGACCAGTATTCCGGCCATACAGGGGCCCCAGAAGGCATCTCCATGGGGAATTCCACTACCTCCCACTGGTCGGCCAACGGATCACGGGTCATCTGACGCAACAATTGACCCGTCAAGTCCTTCTCAGACCAACGGGTCATGACCAAAACTATCGCTCCACCCGGCTGGAGACGCTGTCGGGGGCCCCCGGTGTACCAATCCCAGGCATCATCAAAGCCTGTATTCGACATAGCAGTCTGTTCAGAATGGGGATCGTCGATAATACATAAATCAGCACCACGACCAGCCAAATTACTGCCAACACCAACAGCATAATACATACCGCCGCGAGCAGTATCCCACCTTCCACTAGCTTTCGAGTCGGCTGCCAAACCCGATTCAGGAAAAATTTCTGCATAATCGTCACGCTCAATCAGATTTTTTACTTTTCTACCGAAACCCACAGCAAGTTCCGTGGTGTGCGTGGCCTGGATGATCTTCATCGCAGGATTCCGCCCAACCATCCAAGCAGGAAACAGAAAACTAGCGAATTCACTCTTGGTATGACGCGGAGGCATGTTGACGATCAGACGCTTTAGTTTGCCGTTGGCCACGGCCTCCAGTTTTTCAGCAATAATCCGATGATGCTTACCCGCAATGAACTCGGGCCACATCGCACGGACAAAGGTCAGGAAGCTCTGCTGGCACGCCTCAACGCGCTCCAACTGCGCCAAACGCAACTGGAGCTTCAGATGACGGTCCGCTAACTCATCTGTGTTGTTTAAAGGATCAGTCATCCGTAATCAGTTCTTTTATCAAATCCATCTCGCCAGGATTTACAAAGATCGGGGTCT